AGATTTAAAGCTAGAGAAAGATATTCTTTTGGTTTTTCAAACCCAAGATGTGTCTTTGCATCACAAGGTGCATAAATCCAATTTCATTGGTAAAGGGAGCTTCGGCTCCCTTTTTTTTATTTAAAATAAATATTTGTTTATTTTTAGTTAATAAGTGTATAATCCAAGAAAAGACCGTGAGGTTTTATGAATACAGGATTACATGAATCTATAAGCTTGGCCAACTCTCCATGCAATGGAGTATGCTCAACATCCATGGCTCCGTTTGACGATATATGTCAAGGCTGTGGCAGAAATGTTGAGGAAATAAGAGATTGGGAAACATTTCCAGAGTTTCAAAAAAAAATAATTAACGTTACAAACTGGCTTAAAGGATATGACATTCGTCAAAAAAACGATAGAATAAATGTTATGTCCGCAGATTCAAAACAAAAAATTAAAGATATTCAAGGTAGATTAATCACCATTCAATCTCTTATAGAGATGGTTGGTAAAGATATGATTGATGAATTTGGAAAAGATCCAATTATAAAAGAATCATATAAAGCTTTGTTTGACTCTAGAGAATTAATTTTAGAATCAAAAGAACACTTCCCCCAAGAGCCCTAAAGTAGTATAGTTATCTAAACCGAGGTAACTCGTTGCACCAACTGACTCGGCAGACTTACTCCAAGATGGGGCAACATATTTAGTTAGGAGACAATAATGGCTAAATCAACTTTTTCAGGTCCAGTCAAATCATTGGCAGGATTTATTTCAGCAGGGGTTAATAACTCTGTTTCTTTAACCGCAGATACTACATTAACAGTAGATGCACACGCAGGAAAAATCTTGTTGTGTAACGATGCAGATGGTAAATTTACTTTGCCTTCAATCGTATCAACAACACCAAGTGA